GAACAACCGGCCAAACCATAGCGTTTTAAATCATTATAAATTGGCATCTGTACCAAAGCCGAAGGCTGCCTGAAAACTATTTCATATACTGGGGGAGTGATATCTTTTACCCCCTGACCGGGACAACAAAAAAATGGCCGGAATCCTTTAACAACGCGGATTTCGGCCATTTTACTGACTAAAAAAAATTGACAGATCTTTTTCCTAAAAGTGGTCAAAAATGGGCAGAATTTTGGTGCAGAATGGTCAGGGAATGGATGGGAGTGGGCAAAAAAGCGGAAAAAATGGGCTGGATTTAACCGGGTGTTAAACGCCGGTTAAAGGGCACGACCTAGCCATACCACCTTGCCGATGATGCTGACACTGTTATCACTGCTGTCGCCATTCTGCAGGGGTACTTCAAATGGGTCATATTCAGGGTTCGCACTGGTAATTCGCAGGGCATGCGGTAAGCGCTGTACCCGTTTTACAAATATTTCATTACCGATCCGGAGGGCATGCAGGCCGTCACTAGCCTCGGTGCGGCTGTGATCGACGAGGATGGCATCTTTGTCGTTGAGGACACCGGCCATGCTGTCACCCTTAACCATAACTACAGATAAGGTATTAAAATCTGTTGTAACAAATGTTTCCAACCAGTCGCGCCGGAAAGCCAAGGTAGATTTTGGCGGTATATCATCTGCCCATGCACCATGCCCGGCTGATAAAGCCACGTCATATAACGGGATAAATACAAACTCATCTATATCAACAGGTCTGCCTTGTACGTCAAAGGCACAGCCTTCTTTGGTCGGCTCTCCACGCTCGGCTTTTCTAATATTGTTCAATGTATTTTGCGTTTCAGCCAGCCGCTGTTGCAGCAGCCGGCGGCCTTCGTCTTGCTCGGAAACGTTATAGGATGCCTGAGGTTCTTTTAAGCGGTTAGCACCTGAGGCAAACATAGGGCCTTGCCCGGTTGCAAGCCATAACAGATTCACATTAGCTGCATCTGCAAGCCTCAAGAGGTTACTCATTTTCGGATCAGATTCGCCATCAATCCATCGTTGCGCGGAAGGGGGGGCAATACCGGCCTGTCTGGCGAGCTCTGAAACATTGCCGTTAAAAATATCCAAAATTTTAGCCATTCTGTCGGCAAATTCTAGGTTTGCGTTACTCATGGAAAGTTTAACCTTTTGTTTAAAGCAAGTTTAACGTTAAACTAAACTTAAATCTACAATATAATCAGACGTATAACTAAATAATAGCCAAAATCTAAAGATTAACCTTGAAAGTTTTAAGATTTACGTTTAATATGCCGACATGTAGTTAAGACGATAACAGACAACATGTAGGTAATTTAAGATGAAAAAAAATACAGCTCAAAATCTCCAGCTTGTGTCTCAAGACTGGCATCCAGCAGACATTATGGCTGCCCTAAAAAAAAGAGGATGGACGATAAGTGCATTGGCGCGCGAGGCTAATGTACACCGCAGCACAATTTGGTGTGCTTTGCATAAACCGTACCCGAAGAGTGAGCGGCTTATTGCAGCAGCTTTGGATATGAATCCTGAGCAGATTTGGCCGCAACGATACGCTGCTCGTAATTACCATCCAGTTTTACGCCATGCTGTTAATGCTTAAGTACATTGTACGGAATAAAAACGAAAAAATCACGCTCTCAAAATCCCGCCCAGTAGATTTTTACTATGAGAAACATCAAAAAACAGCCCAAAGCCACCTCGCTCGACCATGCCATCGAGCTGGCCAAGCGCCATGCTAAAGAACGCAGGCTGCCATCCAAGGTAATGGCTGACCTGATGGGCGTGGAGCTCAAAACGTACTACCGCTGGCTGCTCGAAAACACCATGCCACTTAACCGGATAGCCCAGTTTGAGGCTTTAACTGGCAGTCGCTACATCAGCGAGTATTTGAGCGTGCTGCATGGCGACCGTGTAGTCATTGAAATCCCACGCGGCCGCAAAGGCTCTACCGCAGACATTGCTAAAGTACAGAGCCAAACAGCGGAAGCCATCGCCCTATTGGCTAAATGGCACGAAGACGGCAGTGGTGTGGATGAGACCATCGAAGCCCTGACCGGTGTATTGGCCTTGCTCGCCTACCACCGCGAAAACGTCAAAAAGGCCGAAACGCCGGAGCTGATGTTTGGGGATGATTATGAGTGATTATTTAAGCGCTGGGGAATTGGTTGCTCTCCAAATAGCGGTATTGCCTAAGACTCATAAAGGCATCTCGGATAAAGCTAAACGTGATGGATGGCCTAGTAGGCGCCGCTCCAAAACTGGAGGCGGTATGGAATATCGCGTAGCCGGTCTGCCGCAGGAAATCCAAGACGCCATCGCTGAAAAACACCTGATGGGGATGCTGGCCAAGTCTGCCGCCAAGCCTCCTGTTGCCAAGAAACAGTCCATGCCGGCTACCAAACAGGCGCTGCAAGTAGGCGTTTCGTTGGATTCCGTGCTCAACGGCTGCGACCAAAAGCAGCGGGACTGTGCCCATGCCCGCTTGGCCTTGTCCGCCCATGTGCTGCACATCCACCGCAGCAACGGTTTGACCAACGAAGAGGACGGCAAAGTGCAGGTGCAGCCGCATAACTGCGTAATTGACCTGACTCTGGTCAAAGAGACCGATGTCAATGCCGCAGCCTCCACCGGCGGCAACCTCGAAGGCCTGCAGAAAGACGGCGACCCCTACGGCATCGTCTACCAAGGCACTCCGGCTAAATAAGGCTACCTGAAAAGGCTGCCTGAAATGCGTACGGCGGCGCTGTATCCGCCGCCTGCGCCCCACTATCCATTAAGCAAAGGAATATCCCATGCCATTGTCCGATAACAGCAAGTTCGGCATCAAAGCGCTGACTCAAGCCATCAATACTATTGAGCCGGCACCCACCCAAATCCGCGATTTAGGCATTTTTACCCCGCAATACCTCACCACCACCTATGTGGATGTGGAAAACCGCAATGGCGTATTGCAACTGGTGCAGAGCAAAGAGCGCGGCGTAGCCGGTGCGCCGGTGGCCGATAAAACCCGTACCGTCCGCACATTCCGCATTCCGCACCTGCCGGTAAACGACGTGGTGCGCGCCGACGACGTGCAAAACGTGCGCGCTTTCGGCGGTACGCAGGCGGAAACCGTGCAAGAAAAGGTAACCGACAAGCTGGCCGATGCTAAAAACAACCTCGAAATGACCCGCGAACACCTGATGCTGGGTGCCTTGTGCGGCAAGATTTTGGATGCCGACGGCAGCGAGCTGTACGACATCTACAACGAGTTCGGCCTGACCCGTAAAACCCACGACTGGGCTTTGGATAACCCACGTTTAAAGGAGCAATAAATGTCCCGTTTACAAGACGACGGCCTGATTGTCGAAGGCACCGTGATGGCGCGCAACCGCCGCCTGCCCGATACCGGCTTTTTGCCCATCGGCAACGTTACCGCCCTCAAACTCAAGACCGAGAGCGAAAAGAAAACCCGTACCAGCAAGCAGAAAGGCAGCTACGGACAGGCGCTGGATACCATCACCATTAAAAAACCGACCACCGTGTCCTTTACCCTGGATACTTTCGACAAGACCAATTTGGCAATGGTGCTGATGGGTGCCGACAGCGTAGTGGATGCCTCTGCGGTCAAAACCACCGACCAGCCGGTCACCGTTACCAAAAAAGGCATTTGGATCAGCCTCGGCCACGCCAACCTCGACCCGACCAAGGTTATTGTCAAAAACGCCGCCGGCACCAAGGTGGACGAAGCCGACTACGAACTCAACGCCAATATCGGCCTGGTACTGGTCAAAGAGTCTTGCACCACCGTGCAGGACGGCGAAGAGGTCAAAATTACCCACACCACTAAGGCGGGTGGCGGTTTCCACATTGATGCCGACAAGGTGAGCGACTGGGATTTGGAAATCATGGTCGACACCACCAACCGTGTGAACGGCAAAGAGGGCAAGCTGCACATCCCGTCTGCCGTGATTGCCTCCGATTCCGAGCTGGATTGGTTTGCCGACGACTTTAACAGCGCCAGCTTTTCCGGCAACACGGTGCTGGTGGCCGGTTATCCATCCTCCTACAGCTACAGCGAATTTAACTAACCTCTATCCCTACCTCTGCAATACTCCGAGACTTCGGCGGCCTTCTGCCTTTGAGACGGCCAAGGCCAGCGGCCAAGCTAGCACCGAAACGCTCAACAACGCCTTCAAACGCGCCGCCGATGCCGCACTGGCTTCCGGTGATGCGCAGATGGCGGCTTGGGTGCGCAGCAATGCCGCCCTCTACGGCTACCGCTTGGAGATGGACAACACCGGCAAGACTTCGCTTCAGCTGGCGCAGACGGTGGAGTCATCTGCCAACCGCCAAACCTCGGCCATCAACCGCAGCGCTGCCGCGGCCAAACAACAGTCCGAGGCCATGAGCAGCACCGCCCAAGCGGCACAACAGGCTTCAGGCGGCCTTAAAACCTACAAGGCGGTTACTTTTGACATCCTGTCCGCCAACCTGCACACCGCCGAATCGGCGCAGAAGCTGCGCGATGCGCTCAAAGAGGTACGCGGCGCGGCCATCCAGCCGTTTGCCGGCGCCAATGCCGCATGGCGGCAGCGCATTGCCATGATCAAAGATTACGAGCAGTCGCTGCGTGGTGCCAAGGCGATGACCGAACAGCTCAACGCCAAGGTCGAGGCGGGCACGGTTACCTTGGAGGATTTGTCGGTGGCCACCGGCCACGCCGCCGGTGAGTTCGCCAAACTGGACAACACCACCCTGTCCGGGCTCAACAGCGCCATCGACAAGGCGCGCGACAAGATACAGGCTTTGCAGGACGAGGCAGCGTCCACCCGTGCCGCGCTCGAAGCCGAGCTGGCCGAACTCTCCGGCGACACCTCCAAAAAAGCCGAACTGGAGCAGGAAAACAAATTACGCGAGCTCAACCTCAAACTGGCGGAGGCCGAGCGCGCGCAAAACAGCAAGGCGGTGGCCGAATACCGTCAGGCGGTAGAGCTGCAGGAACGCCTGTATCAGGCCAAACAGCAACAGGCCGAGGCCGAGCGCATCCGCAAGGCCGAAGAGGCGGCAGCCAAAGAAGAGGCCAAAGCTGCGCCTGCCGCACCGGTGCAGCAGCAGGTGTTACAGATCGGTGAAGCCCGCGTGTCGCTCGACGGTACGCAGGAAGCGGCACGGCAGCTGGCCGATGCCCTGCGCGGCCGCGACGACGTGCTGGTGGATAAAGCCATAAAAACCCTGTTGCAACAGCTGCAGGACGAAATCAAAAGGAGCCAATAAATGAGTACGTGGAAATTAGTACGCCAAGATAACGGCGCGGCGGTAGAGCTGCCGCAGGATATGCGCTGGACGGATGAGTTCGAGTGGTCGGCGGTGGCGCAGACCGCGCCCGTGTACAGCTTGGGTGGCGCGGTGTTGGTACAGCAGGGGCTAAAACTGGCAGGCCGCCCCATCAGCCTGGCAGGCGAGTGGGTGTGGCACGGCCTGTCCACCCTACGCACCCTGCGCGAGTGGTCGGACGTCCCCGGCCTGCAGCTGACCCTGCATCATTATGACGGACGCACGTTTAACGTGATTTTCCGGTTGCACGACAAAGTATTCGGCCAGGCCGAGCCGGTGCATTACGCCACCCCCGAGGCCGAGGCCGACCGCTACACCTTCGGCATCCTGCTGATGACGGTTTAACCCTGATTTAAACCCAGGTTAAATTGCGTGCTGAACCGCTTACCGACACCCCTTCTAGGGGTGTTTTTTATCATTCAGGCTACCTGTAAACCATCCCGATTTATGCCATGCCGCAAACTACCCGCCTCACCCAGCAAGACCTCAAAATCTACCCGTCCGAACGCCTGACCGACACCCCGGACGGCGGCGGCCTGATGCGCGGCACGCCGCTCACCGGCGCGGATAACGAGCTGTTCTCCCCGGTGTCCGATGTCGACCGCACTTTAGGCAGCGTGGATGCGCGCCTGATTTACCCCGGCGTATTGCGCAACGATGCCGAGCCCTTGTACGGCGCGCATTTCATTATTTCGCAGCCGCCGAAGGCCGACAACGTCTCCTATTTGTGCGCCCGCGCCGGGCATTACGGTGAGGAGCGGCAGGAAATCATGCCGCGTGTCGAGGCATACAGCGTGCCGACGATTGAGAGTTCGATGACCTTGATGGGCAACCAGCTGCGCGGCAGCCGTATGGTGCAGGCCTACCAGCGACCCGAGCAGACCCTGCCCATGGTCGGCCAGCGCTACTGCCTCAAATCCGCCACCGCCCAGCAATATATGCGCGTGATGGACGTGCAGCACGAGGTGCGTACCTTCGAGACCCCCGAGGGCAAAGAGTTCCAACGCCGCGTGGTCAAAATGGAGATTTCCGATGCGCTGGTACACGACTTTCCGGGCGCGGCCTATCCCTCGCCCACCTACGCCAACCCGCCCTCCCAACTGCTGGAAACGCAGGTGGCCGATACCGCCAGCTATTACGGCGTGCGCCCGCTGGCCGCACCGATTACCGCCCAATCCGGCATGATTCAGGTAGACCAGATTTACGAAAAGCTGGTGCCGACCTCCATCATCGAGACCGCTTTTGCCGACCAGTTCCCCACCGGGGCGGGGGTGTGGATTCCGACCGCCCCGCGCCGCCGTATGGCGCAGATTGCCGGCAGCTACAGCGGCGACATCTATCTGGAGTCATCCGTACAGCCAGGCACGGTGGAGCTGCCCGGCTACACTGACGACGGCCAAGGCCACCTGAAAAAAGACAACAGTGGCGACGTGTTGGCGGTGGACTACGAAAAAGGCGTGATCCGCGCCGCCAGCGGCTTTGATTTGGAGGTGCTGGCCGTACCTGCCGCCCGCTACAGTGCGGCCAACTATACCGCCATCATCAACGTGGACGACACCAATCAGGGTACGGAGTGGGCGCCATTGCTGCGTCCCAAACCCGCCCCCGGCGCGACTGCCGTGTCCTTTATCAGCGGCGGCAACTGGTACACCCTGACCGATAGCGGCGATTATGTGCTGCGCGATGCCGACGGCACCGTGCGCGGTCGTGTCGAGCGCAGCGGGTCGGTGTTGATTTCACTGCCTGCGCAGCCTGATGTGGACAGCAAAATTGTAGTCGCCTGGTCGCCCTTGGATGCTTTTAAAGCTATTGACGGGCAGGAGCCCGGCAACACCGTTACCCTGCCGCCGATGCAGCCCACCAGCCGCCTCACCGACAACAGCCTGCAAAACATCAAGCCCGGCACCCTGCGCCTGGGTTGGAGCCATAACGGCAGTAAGAGCGCTACCGACAGCAACGGTGCATTGAGCGGCGACGTGCAGGGCGCGGTGGATTATGCGCAGGGCATCATCACCCTGCAAAACGCTCCCAATGCCGCCTACAGCGTAACCGCCGATGTTTACACCGAGCAGCGTACGGTCAAGCAGATGGCGCTCACCACCAATGCCGATTTGGTGGGCGGTACCATCGGCCCCTGTCAGGCCGGCACGGTGCTGATTGAGGTAACCGCCACGTTTTCCGAGAGCGAGAGCAAGTCTTATTGGGATTGGTCGGCCGTGTCCGGTTTCGGCCAGTCTGCCCGCCGTGGTACGCGCACCCATTCCAGCCGACGTGCCTACGCCCACGCCATCTCCGATGACGGCAACGGCGGCTTGGTGCTCTACGGCAAAAAGCTGCCCGGCGCTACCATCAACTACGTATCCGGTACGTTTAGCATTCCGCTGGCCGCGCTGGCACGGGATGCGCGGCATATCCGCTACCAAGACCACCAAATCGACAACAAGGCCACACCCATCAGTATCAGCGTAGTGGACGACGGCGGGCCGCAGCGCAAATACAGCGCATCGGTTTCTGCCGCCACCGTGTCCTACATCGCCGCCGGTGCGGCCACCCGGCGTCTGACCCTGACCTTGTCCAACAACAGCCAGGCAGCCAATGTGCTGCAAAACAAGCCGTGGCCGCGCCAATGCCTGCTCAACTCATGGGTATTCCGCCTGGGCAGCACCCGCTTAATCGAGCGCGACGGCACCCTGTACAAAAACATCGACCCCAAAACCGGCAACGGCGAGGCGGTGGGTTATTTGGATGCCCTAAGCGGCGAGTTGGTATTTAAGGATGCCGGCGCTTCCGGCGATGTGGTTATCGAGGCGGGTGTGTACAGCCTGGCCGATATGCGGCTCAAGCAGTATTACGGCCGCACCCCCGCCGCCCCGGTCAAACCGCAGAGCTTTACCGTGTACGCCGAGGCTGCCGGCCACACCCGCACCGGCACTTCACAGGCCGACGAGAGCATCACCGGCGAGATTACCGGCCACATCGACACAGAGACCGGGTTTTTCCGGGTGGCGTGCGCCGAGGTGTTCGCCCCCGAAAGCCTGCGCTTTAACGTGGTATCGCAGTCCTATATCCCGTTGGACAGCAGCATCATCGGTATCGATGCGGTACGTCTGCCGCCGGACGGCAAAGTGCCGATTTTTAGGCGCGGCGACATGATTGTGATCGGCAACAAGCGCAGCCATGATTTGGGCAGTGCGCATTCTGCCGGCCAAACCGTATCGCTCGGCCGTGCCGACATCGACCGCGCCAGCGTGGTGGATGCCGCCGGGGTACATGTGGATGCGGGTAAGTACGACATCGACCTGCGCCAGGGCAAACTGACATGGGCTGACCCGCTGGATTTGAGCGGCCACACCATGCCGCTCACCGCCCACACCGCGCAAGAGGAAGAAAACCGCGTGGTCAATGTGGATATTTCAGGCCGCCTCAAGTTGCAGTTTCAGGTAGCCCGCGCCTACCCCAAAGAGGGCACTTATGTGTCTTCCGCCTTGGTGGCCGGCGACCTGCTCGTACGCCATACCGCGCCGTTCGCTATGCAGTCGTGGGGTAGGAAATGGTTGGACAGGGCAGACAGCGACCCGATTCTGGCCAAACTCAACGTCAAGGACTACCCGATTAAGCTGGTGAGCGCGGGCGCGATTACTGAGCGCTGGCTCATCCTGTTCGACAGCGACAGCCAGTTTAAATTGTACGGCGAGCATTTGGGCTTGGTATTGCAGGGAGACACCCTCAACGACCTCGCCCCCGCCAACCCCGCCACCGGCAAACCGTATTTTACCCTGCCCAAATTTGCCTTCGGTGGCGGCTGGATGGCCGGCAACTGTGTGCGCTTCAACACTTTCGGCACGCCGTGGCCGATTTGGATATTGCGTGCCGTACAGCCGTCGCCTACTGCACAAAAAACCAAGGACGGCTTCACCGGCTGTCTGCGCGGCAACACCGTCGATATTTGATTTAACCAGTATTTAACAGGAGTTTAACCATGATTCAAACCGAGCTTAAACCGGTGAGCGTGTACCGCAGTACCGATACCAATGCGCCGCAGCTGACCAATGCTGCCGGCAGCCTGAAAACCGTACTCAAGGCCTGCCTGGTTGAGGGGTATGGCAGTCAAGCCTCCCTAGGTTGGGAAATGAAAGCAGAAGATACGACTTCGGCCGTATTCCGCAGTAAAGACCCCAAAGCGAGCAATACGGCATTACAAATCAAAAATACCGGCACCAGTTATGCCGATCCGGCCATGCTGGTTGAGCCGGTTGGTTTGGATCAGGCGAAAAAAGTAATCGCGGACACCAGTAAGAGATTCCAATATTGGCGCAGCCCGTTAAGCAGTAACCGCTGGATGTTGATCGGACACGGTAGGGCTTTTGCCTTACTGGTCAAAGGTTCTGTCAAGTCGCGACTTCTTTGGTTCGGCGATTTTCCCAGCCTGGCTGCGGGTGATACCGGCAATTGTGCCATGTTTTATACCAGCGACGGTACCAGCCTCCAGATGTCTAACAGCAGCTATATGGCTCCCCGGGTTTTAGGTGCGAATGGCTCTACCGGGAGCACTTTCTTTACGTTGGCCAAATCGTTTAACGGGTTGGCCATGGGCGTTGCCGCAATCATGAGCTCGCTGTGTGCTACTTTTCAGAGGCAGGATTTCCCGGATCTAATTACCAACGGTTTGTCCATTAGCGAATGCTACCTTAACGAAAGGATAGGCAACGGGGATTCTAAAGTCCCCTTACGAGGATTGCTGCCCGGGTGTTATTGGTGTGCCAATGATTTAAGTGCGGTAGAGGAATGGACTGATATGAGTAATTTTGTCGGCAGTGATGACCACTTTATCAACTGTGGTATATCCGATGTAAATAACGACTCCGGTAATATCATGCTCATCAACACTACCGCTTGGCGCGCCTGATATGAATCTGTTAATCCCGTCCGGACTGCGGATTTATTCCCCGCCGCGTCATCCACAGCCGCTACGCCTAATCATCCCGTCCGGCCAGTTGTTTAAAGATACCGTCAACGGCGGCACCGGTTACTTTGCCGGCACCGCCGGCGGCATCGTTACCGTGGACGGCCGCCCGGCTTCGCGTCGTGTGCTGTGCCTGCGCCGCGACAATTTCCGGCTGGTACGCGATACCTGGTCAAAAGAGGACGGCACCTATCTGCTCTCGCATCTCGACCCCAAACTCGACTACATCGTGATGGCGGTAGACCATGAGGCACGCTGGGAGCCGGTGGCATGGGATTGGGTTAAACCAGCCGACAGCGCCCCCTCACCCTAATCCGAGCAAATGACCGACAAACACACCTCCGCCACGCTGCCGTTGCCGTTTAATCTGGCAATCAAAGCGCAGCCGGGTGACAAGCTGCCGCTGGCCTTCGTGCGCAAGCTCGGCACATTGTCACCCGGGCCTACCCCGCCGCCCAAACCGGACGATCCCAAAACACGCCGTGTGCCGGTGGCCGCCGATTGGCGCTGGCACACCGATGCCGTGGCCGACGAGGCGTATTGCCTGCGCTGGCAGGGGCGGTCGCATGGTGTCGCCCTGCCGTATTCCGCCCGCTACGGCACACTCTCCGGCGTGGTGTCCTATTTGTCCCTGTCGGTCGAGACCCTGCGCGGCCTGCAGGCCTGCCGCCGTGTCGGCATCAGCCAAGCCCCGGTGCTGGCCGGTTGCGGTGCAAACCGCAGCAGCGCCCCGCAACGGCTGGCGCATTGCCGCAGTGTGCCGTTCGGTATCTCGCCGCCCTTGGTGTGGTGCAGTCCGGTGGTGATTCCCGCCGCCCGCCCGCGCTACGGCTGCCGCTACGTCCATCACCGGCCCGCCCGCCTTCAGGCAGCCTGCACCAAGCTGTACGGCCTACCGCGTACGCAGGAGATGTGCCGCTATTTCCCCACCACCCCGGCACGCCGCCCGCCCGGCCAGTTTTACCCGCAGCCGCTGCCCGACCCGCCGCCTACGCCGCGCCTGCCGCGTGCCTGCGGCCCCGTACCGCCCGGCGACAAGCTGCAGCTCAATTTCTTGCGCCGCCATGTGCGCCACCATCCTACGATGCTGCCGCTGCCTTTTGCCTGCGGCTATACCTCGTCCATCCCCATCCTGACAGGATACGTTATGCAGATCCAAGTAACCGCCGAGGCCGACGGCAAGCCCATCCAAGCCCTCTCCGCCCGCCTGCGCACCGACACCGGCAGCTTCTGCTGGCAGGGCAGCGTGACCCTGTACCCCGATGATTTCGCCGCCCTGAAAATGGACGAGCGCGAGCGCGGTAAAGAAGCCATTATCACGCTGACCATCAACGGCGAGCCGTTTGCCTTTATGGCCGAGGATTACAGCGACAACCGCGAGTTCGGCCGCCGTACCTATACCGTCAGCGGCCGCAGCGTGACCGCCCGCCTGGCCGCCGACTACGCCAAAACCAAGAGCGGCGTGGTGCAGAGCCGCCTGTATGCCCGCCAGCTGGCCACCGAGCAGCTGCAATTCCTGCCCTATACGCTGACCTTTTGGGATATTCCGGATTGGCTGATACCGGGCGGCAGTTATTCCATTGGCGACAAAACCCCGATGGACGTATTGCGCGACATCGCCTCCGCCGCCGGCGGCTTTGTCGAGAGCCATCCCAGCCGCGCCCAGCTCTCCCTGCGCCCCCGCTGGAAAACCCCCGCCTGGCAGCTGGATGTGCCAGTGGCCGATGTAACCGTACCCGACAGCGTGATTGTGTCCGTCAGCGGGCAAAAGCGCATCCAGCCGCGCTACGAGCGGGTGTTGGTTTGGGCAGACCATGCCAACGGCGTGGGTGCCGACGTGTACCGCAACAATGCCGACCGCAGTGCCGAAGCCCCCTCGCTCATCCACCCGCTCTACACCGACCTGCCCGTGTGTCGAGCCGCCGGCACGGCCGCCTTGAGCGACAGCGGCACGCACAAGACCGAGACCGTCAAATTGCCGCTCTCCGACGAGTACAGCCTGCCGCGCGCCAAACTGGGGCAGATTTGGCAGTTCAACGAGCCCACAGGGCGCTGGCGCGGTGTGGTGCAAGGTGTGGATTTGGAGGTATCGCGTGACAGCAACGGCGCGATTGCCCTGTGGCAGACCCTCACCATCGACCGCTATTTGGACAAATAAGGCTACCTGAAAAATGAACCTGAAAAATACCTTTGAAGCCCTGTTTGGCAGACAGGAAACCGGCATTGCCACCATCACTGGCGAGCGCGGCGGCGGCAGCTATGCCGCCACTACGCAGGGCGGCGCCGAAGTGGTGCTTACCGGCAGCGCCACCGTGGGCAAAAAGGTGTTTTACGATGCCAAGAGCGGTCGCATCCTCGGCGAAGCGCCGTCTCACCGCGTAACCGATATTGTGCTGTAGGCCGTCCGCAGATAGTGTGGAAAGAGCTAATTAGGTGTTTTTACCCCTAATTAAACTTAATCCGCCTGACGGGATATCCCGTTCAGGCGGATTTGTTTTGGTGCTGAACCCGCGCCGTACACCTTGCAGGGGGAGAAAAGATAGACTGCCGATACGTTTCAGGCTGCCTGAAACGCGCAACAAAAACCGCCCGGAAGGGCGGAGTAGGACGGCGAAGTGCACGGGTGGTTGCAACACCCGCACACCACAGCCACGCAGAGCGAGCCTGCATGACCCAAGGCCGCCACCCTCGAGGGCGGGCGGATTCTACCAGTTTTTGCAAGGATTCTGCACCATGATTTATCGCGAGCTGCGTTGCCGGTTGTGCAACAAAAAGCTGGGCAACGCCGCAGGCACTTACCGCTTGGCGGTCAAATGCCCGCGCTGCAAGCATCTCAACGAGTTCAAAGCCCATTAACTGTAGAAATCGACAGCGTTGTTTACACTTTCGGCTTTTGCTTGAAGACCTGGTTGAGCATCTATCCGGCATTATCAAGAATGTCGATAGACACGGGAAATCCGCTCTGTTCTTGATAATGGCGGATAGATGCTTACAAATCATTTAAGCAAAAACAAAAGCCATCTGCTTCAGAAAAAGTGTAAACAACGCGACGATTTCCTACACATTAACAACCAATGAGCACCATCGAGTGCCTACCACGGAGTGCCGCCGAGCGCCCACGGAGACACTCTGATGTACGCCAAAGCACCGCTGCCTTTTACCGGGCAGAAACGTAACTTTTTAAAGCTGTTTAAACAGGTATTAAATGAGCATATCCCCGGCGACGGGGAGGATTGGACAATCTTAGACGCCTTCGGCGGCAGCGGCCTGTTGTCGCATACTGCCAAACAAGTCAAACCCGCCGCCCGCGTTATTTATAACGACTACGACGGTTACAGCGAGCGCCTACAACACATCCCCGATATCAACCGTCTGCGCCGCCTGCTTGCCGGGCTGCTGGCACCCGTTCCACGCAGCAAACTGGTACCGCCAGCAATTAAGGCTGCCATCGTGGCCGCCATCCGCAGCTTCGGCGGCTATATCGACCTCGACTGCTTGGTTTCATGGTTGCTATTCAGCGGCAACACCGCCGCCGACTTGGACGAGCTATGCCGCAAAACCATGTACAACTGCATCAGCCTCAGCGACTATCCCGAGGCACAAGGCTACCTGCAAGGCGTGGAGATAGTCAGCCAATCCTACTGTGAGCTGCTACCGCCGCATATTAGCAACCCGCGCACGTTATTGGTGCTCGACCCGCCCTACGTATGCACCCAGCAGGGGAACTACCGTAAGGCAGCCTACTTCGGCATGGTAGAGTTCCTGCGCCTGATGGCAATGGTGCGCCCGCCCTTTATCTTTTTCAGCAGTACCCGCAGCGAACTACCCGCCTATCTCGACCTCGTGGCTGAACTTCACCTGCCCGGCTGGGGGCGTTTTGCAGGTAGCCAAACCCTGACCGTGAGCAGCACCATCAACCGCAATTCGCGCTACGATGACCACCTGATTTATAAGTTCTGACGGCGGGCTCAAACAGGCATGCGAAACCCCCGCTTAACAGGTCGTTAAACGGGGGTTAAAAGTGGCAAAAGAACTGTCAATTTTTTATGAACAGGGGGCAAAAGAACTCGCCAAAAATGGCAAAAGTTCGCGCCGTTCTATTATATCATTGGGCTTGGGGAGAAAAAACATTTATGTTAAGATAAACACATTCTTTTATAGTGAATGAATGAAAACCGAGACAAAGCGGTGCGCCGCAGATAGTGCTAAGCAGTGCTAGCAAGGCGGATCAACGCAGTGTCGTTTTTTGTTCATTTACTATAGTAGACACTTCCCTTCAACTTTATATAAGGATCCAACCATGAAGAAAACTTCCGTATTCGCCGCTTTGATCGCCGCTTTCGCTTTGACCGCTTGCGGTGATAACCCCGCTCCGGCTGCCGCATCTGATGCCTCTGCTGCTTCCGCCGCTTCTGCTCCGGCTGCTTCCGCACCTGCTGCCAGCGATGCTGCTTCTGCTCCGGCTGCCGCTGCATCTGCTGCTTCTGCCGCCGCAGCTGCCGGCGACCACTGGTGTCAGCCTTGGGAAAACAAAATCGAAGAATACCTGGCTAGCGTGAAAGACGAGCAACGTCGCAAAGAATTTGCCGATATCTACGCCCCCCTGCGCCAGAACATGCGCAACATCCAGGAAAACATGATGAAGACTACTCCCGAACAGCGTAAACAGGAGTGCGATGCTTTGATCAGCCAGCTGGAAAAAGACATTGCTGAAGATATCGAAGACGCTAAAAGTGAATAA